CTTTAGGGTGCTCTTTAGAGCCTCGAGAATGGTGTGTTTCCGTTCCGAGAACCTTAAGGTTCCCGGCCAGATAAGGTGTTAAACCTTGAATGAGTCAAGCGTCTTAAGACACTCACTCCTGCGTGGCACTGGGCCAATGGGAAAACGGTGCGAGGAGTCACCTCTTAAGAGGCGCCTCGATCACACGTTTACCAAGAACTTCCTGCATACAAGCAGGTCGATCGCGGTGCGGAGGTATCCGACTTCAGTCATGAAGCCGCATCCTTCGAAGAATCCCTCGAGCATAACTCGAGAGAGATCTCTGTTACAGTGGTCTGTCGCTTCGGACAGATCCGATGTAAGCATCGGGAGATGGCTATAAAGCTCATCGACCGATTGCGGATCTTTTGCGCTTAAGCGCAAATCTTCCGCCCACTCCCAGGCAGGTTCCGATCTTGAAAGACCGGCTCTTGCTGATGGGATCTCAGCCAGCAGACTCGTTAGAACGTGTCCTAGTGGCTGTAATAGAATCGTGACCCACCATTCGTTGGGGGTCACTATTCTTGCTTTACCGCCCGGCTCTGATGAGACCGTGGCGCGTATGTAAGGGTGCCCGACGACGTTAAAACGTCCATCTAGCACCCCCCTCTCTTGTCCTGCTTCAGCAGCACATTGGAGAATCTGAAAGCCTAGGTTACTATCGTAACCGACTCTCGGATTTCCGAGGAGTCCCCCTGGAAGGGGATCCCCGAACGCCGCCCCCTCGCTGTATTCAGCGCGGGGGTAGCAGACAACACTCTGCCAGTTTTTACCGGCAGGGATGTAATGGCCAAAGACGTGATAACGTCCTTGGTCATGCACGCGTTCAGCCCAACGGTTGAACTCGTGTTGTACTTCGATCGCGCGTCCCCCGTCTGAGCGGGAGTACGCAAACGAACTTGAGTTCGTGATCGAAACATGCTCCGGGTTTTCCAGCATATGCTGGGCCTTGGAGCGACCGATTCTACGCCCGATTCTTCGGGACATGAGTCGGACCGCCTGAAGTCTCTCTCTAGAGATTTCTTCAGGGACGGAAAGAAGGGTCTCTCTGTGTTTACGGAGAGCTCCTTCTATCATCTCTTTCGTGGGGCTTGGCAACCCCCTCGTAGAGATGAAATGAGCTAGGCGAGTTCCCTCGCCTTTACTCATGAGGCCTCGCCTGATGACTCTATCGAGCCAGTCGAGACCTATCCCGGAGTACTCCCCTGAAGGGTGGAAACCGGGAAAGTGGGAAGGGCCAATGGGGTTAACCCCAATGGCTTTCACCGCCTTCGCTTTAACGAAGGTGATAAACTGCTTCCAATCACTAAGAAAGGCTTTATAGCCACTCGTAGTGAGTTTTGCCACCGTCCATGAAAACATGGTTCTGATGAATTTACATTCACCGGTGACGAATGCTTCTGGTGAAGACAGCATTAATGCGTCCTCTACCGCTAGCCAGACTCTCTCTATCTTTTCG